GTTCTTCGTTAGAACGAAATCTAACAATTGCTTCGTCAATCGGTAATTGCGCCATTTCAAAACCTCCTTATTGTGGGCAAGCGTTAAATAGCTTCGCCGTTTTCGTTTAAACTTCCATTTACGAAGTCTTTATCGTTTGCATAATAACGATTGTCGTAATTGACAGCAATAACGGAAGTTGTAAAATTACTTTGACTTGTTTTTTCCGTTACCATGAACGCATTTTCTCGCGGTTCGCTGTTGCCCACAAGAACAAAAGTTGCTTTTGCATATAATTCATCATCCAGAGCCAACGGCAGGCGCGGGGCGCGGCTTAGCACGACTTGGCGAGCCGTTGCACCTGCTGTAACAGGAATGCTTTCGGTTGTGCCGTCGCTTAACTGAAGAAAAATTGAATGCTCTTCGTATTTAGTCAAATCTACTTTTTGTGAAAGCGTGAGTTGCAAAACATTTTGTTCTAAAACTTCTCCGTCTTGCGTATCAGGTCGCGTATTGTCAGCAACAAGAATTCGGTCGTTTCGTACCAACAAATTGGCTTCTTGCGTCGCTGTAAATTCAGTAATGACGTTTTGATAACGAACTTTGTTCCAAATTCGCCAAGCATGAATATACGCTTGAAGGCCGTTACGAACGCCCAAGCTTTCAACATCTTTCGGATTTGCCGCGCTTCGGTCTTCCGGTATGTAATAAGTAACAAGCGCGTCGTCTTCCGGGTCGGTGTATTGGAAAGAAACGCCGTCGAAGTTGTCTTGATTTCCAAAACGAACCGTTCGCGTTTCTGAACCCGGAAGCTTGTTCCGATGATTGAAAAGCAACGTCGAATCTTGCGTTTCTTTTTCGAAAGAAAGCTTGATAATATTTCCGCGCCGATATGCCGTACAAAATACAGCGTCGGCAACAGCTTTAACCGTTTCTTCAAACGAAAGATTGTCGGCGTCGAACGTGTAACAAAATTCGCCGGTAAGGGTATTGCCGAAATACGTATTTACTTCGTCGATTGAATCGTAAACGGAATCAAAATCAATTTCGGCGACGTTGCGGTTTCCAATGTACCTATCAAGACATATTGCCGAAATAATGTCGGCGGCGTCGTTGGTCGCGTAAAGTTCCGTCGTAAAGGTTGAACCGCTAACCCGCGTCGGAATGCGCCGCGTTACAAGCATATTCAACTTACGTTCTTTCAGCGCAAGCGCGCCCGAAGTTGCGTACGTAACAGCTTGAACGGTCGTTACGTTACCAAAATGCGTTTCAATAACCGGCGAAACCGAATAAACGTCGCGCCATTTGATTTCGTCAACAACCGAACCTTCAAAGGCCAAATCGGAAGGCGTAACGCGACGCGCCCGAACTTTACAACGCCCGGTAAAGGTCGGGTTTGCTTTCAGTGTCGAAGCGCGGGTACTTCGGTACGTTGCCGAACCTTCAATTGTCGATTGAAAGGTTTCAGCCGCACCGCGCGGCGAACCGTCGGCGTTAATCGGCGTTAATTCAATTTCAAGCGTTACGTCGAATCGTTGTTGATTCTTTCCGTCGTCTTTGTAAAGACCTTGAAGGGCAACAAAATTCGCGAATACTTCCGAAAGGTCGGTTTTATCCAGTACGAAAGGCCCGACCCATTTTGCGCCGGTTGTCGAAAGCGTCGGGCTAATGTAATTCGTCGTTGTAATTGTTCCCCATGCCGGATTTACAGCCGACGGATTCGACAAAGTAACAACGCTGTCGGATACCGACAAAATCGTATAAACGCCGGAAAGGTTGTAAATTTCCGCGCCGTTTGGAATGCGAATCGCCGCGCTTGTCGTCAAGCCTGAAGCTTCCGACCATTTCGGATTTACCGAAGCTGGCGAAACAAGATTTACACGGCAATAATATTGCGTATATGGCGAACCGAATTCCGGCGTAATTACTTGCGATTCAAGCGCAACCGAAGCAATTTCGTAAATTCCCGAAAGGTCGTAAGACGTTGACCAAAAGCCGTCGGAATCTGTCGCCGAAAACAAAGCCCCGGTTAAAACGCATTCTTTGTCAGCTTGATAAAGCGAAGGCAAAGTTGAATTCGGAATTTCAAAGCGAAAATATCCGGCGCTAAATACCGTTATGCTTCGCGTTTCTGTCGCATAACTTGCGTATTCAGCCGCACCGCTTACGGTTAAACTGTCGCCCGCCGCGAACTTGTCGGTAAAGTCGAACGCCAAAGTTTGAATTTCGTTTGGCGTTGAAAAACGAATGTTGTTCGCACCGCGTAAAAATTGGTCGTTCGGGGCGCGCAATACTTGCCCATTTACAGCATTCGAACGAACGACATTAAGAACCGGCGTATTGATTGCGCTTCCGATTCTAAGTTGTGGGGCATGGCCTGAATTCGGCGAAGTATTCGGGGCGTAAATTTCGACCGAAGTTCCGGCAATGTCAATCGCGCGGGTCGTGTCGTCGCGTACTTCCAATTCGTCAACATCGTAATAACCGCGCCCAATGCACATATATGAATATTCGACTTCTTCGTTATTTTGAAAGATTTTGTACGGAACGGCAATAAGGTCGGGTGTTGAACGAACAGTACCGAAAATATCGGGAATGCGCGCATTCGGGCGCGGCTTGTTCGAACGTTCCGAAAGTTCATTGTTTGGCGACTGGCTTTGCGTATTGCGAAGCGTCGGCATTGGCGGCTGTTGCGCTGCAAGTACAACAGCAGCAACAACAACAACAGCGACAATCGCGATTATTATTGTAACCGGGTCGGCTGGATAAACAACGACGTAAAACGGGCCTTCAAGTTCGCCCAAACGTTCAACTTCAGCTTCGCAAGAAGGGGTTACGTCGGTTGCGCTTGAAACCTGTTGGTTATAAATGCGGGCGGTCGAAGGCCATTCGGCGAACTGTTCAACCAAGAATTCGCGAACGTCGTTTACTTCGTGCGTTGTCCAAGTTTCAGATTCAAGCGGATTCAATGCAAGCGTTACGATTTTCATTTGTAGAACCTTACGTAATCGAAACCGCGCGAAGCAACGTCGGTCGGTTGAAATTCAACGCCGCGTTCGTGAATATGCAAGACACGATCGCGAACAAATATGCCCACATGGGGCGGGCTTCCATGCCGGTGCATCAATACGATACAAGGGCTTTCAGGCCGGGCCAGCCTTTGAAACAATCGGCGAAGTTCGGGCGCAACGTGTCGTTCTTTCGGCGGAAGCAAAAGCGGGCCTAGTTTGTGGGCTATCGCTTCGCCTGTCAGACTTTGCCAAACGTCGCTTACGAAATGCGCGCAATTGTACGTTTCGCGATTATACCGACGATGAAAGAAAGCGTCGATACTCACAAGAACCCCCGAAGCATCGGGAAGCGGTCAAGCTTGTAACGTTCGCCCGTCTTGTTCACGTTAAGCGAAGGCGCTTTTGCTTCAAACGTCGAACCTTCGCGATTGAATGCGAAGCTTGTTACTTCAAGCAAAACCGGGCCGAAAAGCGGGCGCGTGAAATCATCCGAACGATAAGTACGATAAACGACAGTTGGCTTTGTTCCGAATCCATCGTTTGAAGATATTTCGTCAAGTTCTTTCGGCAATACTTCGCCAAGGTCGCCAAGGTTAATCGTTATCGCTTGGTCTAAGTCGTCGCGAACCCCGGCGTTTTCAATGGCAAGCGGGTAATAATCGAAAGTTGCCGACGAATTATTTTCAAGCGTTACGGTTACGCCTTGAACAGCATTGCGAACAACGCGATAAACTTTCGTAAAATCTGGATGCGAAATTTCAAGCGTTTCAAGTTGAACAACGCTTGATTTAGACTTTAAGAAAAATTCAGCAAATGTTATCATGGCATTATGTCGTTCGGTATTTCGATATTCATTAACGTATTAAGTTCGTCGTCGAATACCGGGAATGTTGTTTGCCAATTCGGCCCCCAATAACTGTAAATTGTTGCAAAGTCGGCTTCGGCTTGCATATCCATTTCAGCGGGGTAAACTTCCAATTGGGCCGAAACCCAATACGTCAAACCTTTTTGCCCGGTAAGCCGAACGCTTGCCGGTATGAAATACGCCTTATGTTCGGTAAGCGTCGGTTCGTCAAGAATCAGGTCGATTAAAAACGGTCGCGAACCGCTTACGCAAAGCGCACGATAAAACGACCGAAGATATTTGTATTCATCCGGCCCCAATATCCAAACAACGTCAACGGTTGAAGTTGCGCCCAAAATGTCGCGACGATAACGCGAAGCGCCGCCGTCAAGTTTGGTTGAAACAACTTCTTTGCCATCCGAAACCGCATACGATGAATTATCGGGCGGAATGATAAATTTTGAAATAGACATTTACGACCGCCTTCTTTGCGTTTGCGTACTTTGTCCAAGCGACTTGGATACGCTAGAATTTGGGTTTCGAATTTCGGCGGCAACAACCGAAGGCGCTTCTTTTCGTACGGCTTGCCGCGCTTCGTCGCGGGCGATAATTCTTACGTCGGTTTCGCTGATTTGCTGTACTTCAAAATCTTTCGAAGTTCCGTAATTTTCAATCGAAACGTTAATTGAAGCGCCGGTTGCAGTTCCAGCCGTCGAACTATTCAATGCAACAGCCGACGCGCCCCGGTTCATTGCTTCAAGCATCGGGCGATTGCGCGCGGTTGCTTCGGCGTTCATTACGAATTCTTGACCGTGAACAACCCCGGCAATTTCGGAAGTTCCGACGTTGCCAGTAAAGCCGCCATCTTTGAACCCGGCCATGCTGGCAAGGGCCAGTGATTCAGAAAGGGCCGTTGTTGCCGTAATCCCGGCCATTGCGCCCGCGCTGTTGGCCCCGAAGCTGGCAAGGGATACCATCGCCGCCGCTGGCGCCCATGCCGCCGCCATAGCCGCTGCCGCTGCCGTTGACATAGCCGTTTGCGCGGCAAGGGAAGCGGCCCCGATTGACTGTCCCAAGGCGGCGTTAATGGCCCATTGAATGCCAAGCTTGATAAGCGACGAAATCAACGCGGCGACAGCTTCGCGGGCAACGTTGCCCAATGCGTCGCCCAAGTCTTCCGAATATACGATTGCACGGCCAACGCTGTTCGCGAAACCATCGCTAAAGCTTTGGAAGAAGTTTCCAAACGAATTCGAAAGCCCCGACATAACGCCTTCGTATTGCGTAACCAATTGCCCAAGGCTTGCGGTTGCAAAATCGGTAAGCGTACCGTCGCCCATTTGCAATTTAAGGTTCGCCATATCGACGCCAAGTTTAACAAGGCGTTGCGAATATTGGTCAAGCGTTACAAGACCCATTGCGTAAGCTTGATTCAACGCCGTTGCCTGTTGCTGCAACGACAATTGCGCGCCTTGGGTTTCGCTGTAAATCTTGTTCAATTCTTGATTAACAGCTTGTTGCTGTTGCAAAGCCTGAAGCTTCGATTGCAGTTCGGCGCGTTTCTGTTGTGAAAGAACAATACCTTTTTGCCGCAAGTCGTTTTCATACTGTTGCATTTGTTGTGCAATAACCTGTTGCGGCCCAATTTGCGACAAAAGTTGCGATTGTTGTTCAAGTTCGCGGTTAATCTTCGAAAGAATATCGCGGCGACGTTCGGCGGCTTTAAGCCCTTTCGGGTCAACGCCGGGGGCCTGGGCCGCGCCAGCGCCACGCAAGCCGCCAGCATTCGCCGCTTCAGCTTGACGCCGGGCCGCGCTGATTTCGC